TTCTTCTACTGTCAGTCTCATGGTTCTTATTTTTTTTAATACAATGACTGTTCTTCTTTTGTCTCTTGTTCTTGTTCCTGATTGTCCGTAACGTCTTCCACAGTATAGAGCTTAGGCGGCGTCGGCGGCTGGTTGGGGTTCACGAACTTCGTCCCTCCCTCCCCGTACATCCATCCATGCCCCGGCAGGATCTCTGGGTGGATTGTATTAGTAAGCTCTTCCATACTAACTTGCCTTACCTTCAGTATATGATGAAACACCAGTCCGGCTGTCCTGAATGATGTTTTGTTTTCGGTTTTAAACCGGTCAAGAGTCTGATACCAATCTTTCCCAAATATCATATACTTATCCAGCCCGTATCTACGAGGATTATGCAAACCTATCATTAACGTACATAACTGACCCAGCGTATCAGACTGATAAAAGTCAGAAAGACGGGGAGGCTGCTCTTGGGGGCTTTTTATCCTTCCTTCTATCTCTCTGTTGAATTGGGATATGATGAGGAAAAATATGTTTTTATATACTAATTTAGCCTCGTTCATAACCGCCACCAAATCATCTATAGCCGACTTAGGATCCAATCCCATTCTTTTTATCAAAGCAATATGATCGACTTTAAATATTATAAGACGTTTGTCTTTGTGTTTGGTAGCTATATGATACACAGCCGCCTCAAACTCTTTTACCGTACACGGAGCATCGATGTATATTATATTATTTCTAATTTCACCTTGAAGGATTTCAAACATCCTCATCTCTTCTACTGTATTAGAATCTTGCCTTCTTAATATTTCAGGAGCCCGTTTTTTCATATCCTGGCTCATTCTGCGAAGAAGAAGATCTTGAGGATTCATTTCGAACTCGCAATTGACAAGAAAATAATCTTCTGCTTGCGGGTTAATCATCGGATTCATCACATTTTCCAATATCTTTTGGGCCACATACGATTTACCTACAGACGGGCGGGCTCCTATGGCAATAGCATGCTGAGGGAAAATACCTCCAAGCAAAGCCTCATCAATATAATCGTATCCGGTTTTAGCGGGGATAAGCTCTCCCCGCCTGTATTTCAAGATATTCTCATACGCCTCCTCCATAACCTGTTTAGAGGTCTTGAATATCCTTCTTATATCTATCTTATTTGCTATCTCCTCGTGCATTTTTGTCACCTTTTGTATCCGATTTGGATCCCCTATTAGCTTTTACTGATTTATACCTAAGACCGTTCTTGGTATGAGAACAATCCTTGCCTTTTCTCCAGCCCTTACCCTTCTTCTTGTCCGTTTCGTAGTTTTTACGACCAAGCTCTCGGCGTTTGGCTTTCTGTTCTGGTCTGGCATTTATCTCCTTGTCCTTTTTAGCCTTTTTCTTCCTGGCTTCGGGATGAGTCCTGTAGTACTCTGTCGATCTACCCATGTGCTTATATTTTTTTTTGATGAATAATAGCACAAAGATAGGCAATTCGCTCCCTATTTCAACCTGCCGTAGCTCATATCAGGATCACACCAGACATACCCGTCTTTCTCATCATGAAGATACTCAGGACATCCTCTACATGCGCTACTTCCTGACACTATTTGATTGTTCTTATTAGGGCACTTATCTCCAGGCTTATGCCATTCTATTCTCGAACCTGATCGTTCTTTGTTTGCATGACAGAACTGAAAGACTTTTCCCATCGTCTTCTCGCCAAACATACCTATATGTGTGTACTCTTCCGGTATAGCGAGAAATTCAGATAAATCTTTATACATCCTTTTCCGTTCCTCCGGCGTAGACCATAGTCTGTCAAGTTCGGCATGGACTCTTATCTTAAGAGACCTCAGTGATGGCCCCGCAAGCCGACCTTTAGCTTTTCCCTTATTCGGTCCTGATTCATGAACACCGACATAAGCATTGCATGGTTTACACATCATAACCATCCCTAAGCCTTTTCTGCTATATATTTTATCGGCATTGACCAGCTCGGTTTCCCTTCCGCAATAAGGACAAATTTCGCCTCTTAAAACCCGTTGTTGGCGCTCATTAAGTTCCATACCCTATTCTTTTGTTTTTCTTTAAACTTTTCATACAAACTGCTTTCAGTTTCCATTTCTGAGATCTCTACCTCTACGTCCTCTCTTTTGAAAATTACTTTCTTGGCTGTCGGATACGCACATTTAGAGATACGAATAGCATTACGAATAGCGTAAACAAAATACGTTTCTGGTGACGATTCGATCACCACTACCTCATTTAAAGTGTTTTTGTAATTTTCCATATTATCTACTTGCTTCAATTATATAACCCGGATGATCTTCGCACGCCTCTTTATATTCGATAAGAAACTTAAGAAATGAATCATAAGACCCCCATCCGTTTTCTGGTTCGTATCTCAAAAGACTCTTTCTCTTGGAGATCATAATATATATACCTTTTGTGAGTATCTTCACCATCTCCTTAGTATCTATTTCCCTGCCCAATTCTTCCGGTCTCCAAACATAATCGTATAGTGTTTCTTTGTTTTCTGATACGAATATTTTTTGTGCCATCTTGTTCATGTTGTGGGTGATGTTTGCAACCCATTTACGATCCTCTTCTTTCTTCTTGCTCTTAATATAAACGTCCAGGCTCATAATATTTCTCTTTTACTTTGTTATTAATTATCAAATCTGCCACATCATCTCCGTCTCCTACATTTTCAACATTTTGAAGATAGTCCGATACTTTTATCCTTGACTTCATCATCATCCCATCTATCTTTTTACTCCATGTGTCAAATGCTTGTCCTTTATCCGGAAAAGCTACGGTCTTTCTATCTTTTAAAACATCTATCACTTCCGGTCTTAGATTCTGCAACCCACCGGTAGCTACAAATAACTCATCTGGTTTATTCACAGCGCATATAATAGCCGTCTTTTCTGATTCCACCAGATTAACCACCTTATCCGGATACTGGCTTAGAAGATGTTCTCCGAACAGGCATTGTCTAAACAAGAAGTCTCTTGCGTGCAACGAGTGATAAAACATAACATGAGGTCGCTCATTGTCACCGTCTTTTTCCTTCACTCTTTTTACATCAATCTCATTCCCCTGGCTGTCGGTCTTTATATAAAAGTCCATGATCTTGCCGGTTCTACATACAAAATCTTTGTCTATCTGCCAGAATACACAACACCCTTTCCATCCCCATAAGTCCATTGTTCCGACATGATACCTTCTGAACACATCAGATACCCTTTCTTTTCCCCATAGAGACGATAAAAATCTAAATACGGTGTTTCTATCGTCTGGAACTACAGTCCTCTCAAACTCGCTAAAAGGTATGTAATTTACAACGTCAGGATTTACAGGAGGACGATAAGCTCTTATACACTTGTTTCCCGAAATCCAAAGATCTTTGTCACCTACATCCTTACCAGTAGGTCGTTTATCGTAACCGCAAGTCCGTTCATGATCGCATCTTCCGAACTCGTTTCCAACAACCTGACCTGTTGCCACATCAATATAAGGGGTGAGGCACCGGCTTTTCCCGCAAGCCGGGCAGGTCAGCTTTAGTCGGCTCCTGCCAGGCCTGCGGTCAAGTTGAAACCGAGGTACGTTTTCGTATTTTCTAAAATCAAGCATCCTTAGCTCCTCTCATTGCTTTTTATATCATGAATCTTTTAGACATTTCCTCTGCAATATCATATACAACCGTATGATCTTCTTCATTGTACGGCTTATTGATATTCAACACTCCTTTTCTCACTTTAAACTTCTTATCTTTTCTAAGGTGATTCAACATACCTTGTTGGAACACACAGTCCGCCTTTTCAAGTGCTACACTGTCTTCTGTCCATTCTTTCAGCGTATATCCTTTACTGCTCGTGCTTTTTGGAGAAAAGTTCATAATACGTGCATCAATGCCATACCATGCTTTAACCATTCTTCTTTCAGCTTCCAATTGGAATGCATATGATTCCCATATTCCTCCCGATTTAAAGTCAAGAATGACCACTTCTTCTTTTTCCACTTCTCTTACTTCCTTCTTCGGATCACCTTTTTTGAACTGTCCGGTAGCCCTTTGATACACGGCTCCAAAATAACCTTCTTCTTTGTATTTGAATGTCATTTTAACCATCGCATCAATAGGTGTTGCTACAAGGTAATCCTCTAAAGAAAGGATTCTTTCTATCATCATCGGTTTCACCTTGTAATCAGAACAGAATTTGGCAAACTTCATGACCCTGACAATCATATCGTCAAGATCATCTATGCTATTAAAGAACCGATCAAGATTTTTCTTAGATATTTTCAGTTTGCCTTCTTGCACTGTCTTAACCACAAAGCTTCGATTTAAGACCATATCTCTACCTGTTAGGTACAATCCGTATAAGTAGTGCATGATCGTTCCCTTATCGGCTTCATACTGCGCTACCTCTTCTGGATTGCGACCAAGCATCTTTATCTCTTGCTTCCATTCCTGAAGTGCTGTCTTATCATCTACATACCCATCTTTGATTAAAGTTGTTACCGAAGCATATATCTTAGCCGTCCCATCATCCATCTTTCTTACATAAAAACGATTATCGTCTAATGTCAATCTTACGAATTTGGGAGTCTCAATCTTCTTCAATTCATCACAGATATAAAATGGCTCTAACGTTTCCTGATTTTCTGTAAACGGATTCAAATCTTCTTCTCCAGGGTTAGGAGCGGCTTCCTCCGCCGGAGCTTCCGGTTCCTCTCCCTGGACCGGCTCTGGCTCAGGCGCCGGCTCTTCAACTACTGGAACCTGTCCACCTCTTTCGGCTATGTCTTTATTCTTTATCAAAGTCATAACTTCCTTTTTTAACTGCTCTGGTGTTTGATTAGGATCTGATACCGACATCACAACATCGTTCATTCTAAACAACGTATTTCCTTCTCCTTCCACCATAGGTACAAACCCTAAATCTGTTAATATTTTAATCTTTTCTTCTATCATACCTATCAATTATTTCAATAATCAACCTGCCTCTTTCTTTAATCATTCCCCTGCCTTCCATATCCAGCACCTTCTTTACCGCATACTTCCATACAAAAGGAAATTCTGTTTCAAGTTTATCAAATTCCATCCGGTCGAGATACATGTCGAATATCGTATGCTCCGATTCATGTAGGAAAACTATATTATCCCTGCAAGTAGCAACCGACTTATATATCCTTTTCGGAAGTATGTGACAGACGTTACATACTGTAGGAAAATGAATAGCCTTACTGGTCATAGACATCCGACTATTATTTAACTCTTCCAGCATAAGACGAAAAAACCCGGATAAATCCGGGTTTTCTAACTTTTTCTTCTTGCTGCTGTTTTTAATGGATGTAATTCTGTCTTTTTTCTTCGGAGTCAACTCTTTACTCCTGCAAGCCTGGCATAAGCCATGACTTCTTATCATCACTTTT